GTACCCACGTTATATGGAACATCTGCAATAATTAACTGTGCAAGTCTTATTCCATACTTTTTGTAATTCTGCATGGAATCTCTATAAATTTCGCACTTTGCCATTTTTACCCCCTTATTTAATAACAGCCGATAACTTCTCAATTAACGAAGCACCTTTGACATCAATACCACTCTTGATTGCTTCCTTGATTGCTGTCTTGTCTGCTTCAGGCTCTTTGAATCTCAAATAACAATCTTCAAGAGCATTCACATCAGAAACTTCAACAGATGCCGACTTTCTGAATGTAATCTGATGGAGTCCATCTTCTGACTTGAACTTCTCTCCATGCTGAATGAATCCAAGATAGTTCTTAATCTGGTCAGCCTTGTTGGCTTCTGCTCTTGCTCTCTTGCTGAACTTGTCAGCTTCTGCCTTGAGTGACTCTGCATCTGATTTACAATTCAGATATAACTTGATCAGGAACTCAATCTTCTTTTCCTTTTCCATCTCCAGATGCTCAAGGTAATCAACATCAATGATTTCTCCTGTTTCTGTGTCAACAGCTTCGTTTTCACTTATGACCACACATCTTGCCACAAGTTCATCAATTTCATATAACTTCACTTTTTATTTCTCCTTTGCTATAATCTAAATAGGTTTATTTTCATAACCTGCCTTGTAAGTGCTGCAATCACTTATGAGGCATTTTTTATCCAATCAGAAGCCAAGCAAAAATCATTGCCACAAACATTGCTTCACCCAAGATGAAATTGATTATTTTATTCTTCATTCTCTTCACTCCTTTCAATCACAAGATTTCCATCTTCAATGAATACTTCTGCCTTGATACTTGCTGCCCTGACAAAAACCATGAACCACTCAAATGCACTATCAAGATTCTGCCTTGCAATCTTTCTGATTCTCTCTGTTATCTCTTCATCAAATCCCCTGATTACGATTCCCATATTTATCCCCCTTATAATTTCTGTGATGCCAACAGCTCCAGATTTGCTCTTGTGTTAGCAATGTACTTCTCTGAATATTCAAGCCTTCTGTCAAGTTCCCTTGTCATCAGATGTGAACTTGCGTGAATGATTACTCTTTCCCATTCCTCTTCATCCCAATTCTGACAGGCTCTTTCAAGTTCAGCCAAATGATTCTGTTTCTCAATGTCAGTATTATTTGGAACATTGTTAAGAACTGCCTGTGTCAAGATTGCTTCCTCGGTTGGAAGTTCAGAAGTCTTTCTCAAAAACTCTGGAATCTCAATCTCTCTTTCAGGTTGTGGATAATAGTTTGGTTCATCCCCTTCATTTAACTTTGCCATTAGTTTTCTCCTTTCTCGTTAATCTCATAACCTGCAAGTTCTAAAATTCTTATCCAATCATTTAATTCCTTCTCATAGGTGTTATTGATTCTGTAAGAAATAACCTGCTGACTCTCGTTGATTTCTCTTGCAATGTCTTTCTGCTTTAATGCTCTGACATCACGCATGATTCGTTTTGCTCTGGTCTTGTACCATGTAAGTGTTGATTTAGGCATTTAATCACTTCCTTGTAATTTTTTGTTGGGTTTCCTTTCTGATAAAAATGCGTGTCCTTGGTGTTATATCCATATCTTTGGTCATAGCTTCTAAAAATCTTCATAAAGTATAATTCTCTGTCAGAAGCAACATCCCAATGCAATTTAAATCCTGCATATTCATCCTCTCTGTTCCGTTTCGTGAACTTTATGGGTAAAAAAATATTCGTTTATTTCTGCTCCAGAAACATCAAGCAGATTTGCCCACGAATCAATATCTCTCTGCTCAAGATATGCCTTGCCATTCAGAACCTCTGAAACAAAAGCCTGTGACCTCTTTATTTCCGTTGCAAACTTGCCCTGTGAGCCAAATTTTTCAATTATTCTCCCACGAAGTTTTGATGTGTCAAACATTCATTTTTCTCCTTTCTACTATATTTTGTGTTGTTCCGTTTCGTGAACACAAGTGTATATTATCACTTCGTTTTTAACGTGTCAATAAAAAAATTACTACTTTGTGAACTTTTTTCGTTGTTCGTTGAAAAACTGTGAACTTTCCTATATAATGTCAATACAAGGATGGTGATTGATATGTCAGAAAAAATATCTAATTCAAGCAAAAGATTAAAAGAAATGATGGATAAATTAAGTTTGAAACAGGCTGATGTTGTTACAAGAACAGGAATAACAAAATCTGCTCTTTCAAATTATCTTCATGGCTCAAGAGAACCAAGGCAAGACCAAATCAGTAAGATTGCAGACCCTTATGGAATAAATCCTGCATGGCTGATGGGATATGATGTTCCAATGTTTATGGAAAAGGTAAATTTTGAACCACTCAATCTGGATGATTCAATCAGAAAGCATTCTGTTATTTCTAATATCACGGATGATGAAATTGAAATGATAACTACATTTAGAAGCCTTGACGAAGATGCTCAAAGGCAGCTTGTTCTTATGTTGGCTTTTCTAAAAGAACAGGACAACAAATAATATCGTTTTTTAGGTCATACAGAGCAATTATTTCATCAGTTGAGTATTTCTCCATCTTCTCAACAAATGCTCTGAAATCGTCAGAACTCAATATTAAATTGCTATATTGTTTCTGTATTGTGTCTTTCATGTTCTCACCTCTTGAATGAGATTATATAGAACATCTGTTCGGATATCAATAGCAAAATTATACAAATTAAATTTTTATTTTTTTACTTGACACACAAGAAGGAGATTTCAAATGATTATCACAAGAATTATTTTGATTTTTATACTTATACTTATCATTGCTTTCCTGTTCTATTATCTTGTTCTATGTATTCAGACAAGAAAAGCTGCTATTGAAGTTATGAAAGAAAAATCAAACAAATCATCTGCTCCAACAATTGATATATCCAAAATCAAGGATATTTCAGAAAATGGATTCAAAGTGGCAGGGATTTCCTATTATAAAAACAATATTAAGAAGATTCTGAACAAAAACACTTCGGAAAGTTCAAAATATGTCTATCGTGCGAAACAAACATATGTTGCTCTTGTTCCAGAACCTGACAACAAATATGACAAAAATGCAATTGCAGTTTATATGAATGATTACAAAATCGGTCATGTTCCTGCTGAAATTGTGCCATTCATCAGAAATATCATGGATGATTATGACTTTTTAGGAACAATCACAAATGGTGATTATTATGAAGATGATGAAATAATTGAAGAGAATTTCAGTTGTAAGGTTGAGATTGAATATGAAAATTGAACAAAGAACATCTGGATGCTTCAGAGTCAGGAAAACCTATAAAGGCAAAACATACGCATTGACTTTTGACCATAAGCCATCTCAAAAAGAAATAACAATGGCATTGGCTGACAAATTGAATGATTGCAATGATTACCAAGCAGGAACATTTGAAGCAAAAGCAAAAGAATATATCAAGGTCAAGTCCAACATCCTTTCCCCTTCCACAATTGGCGGATATGAAAAGGTGTTGAGATGTATTTCTGATGACTTCAAGAAAACAAACATAATTGATATTGACCAAGTTATGATTCAAAAAGAACTCAATAATTATTCTGTTGGAAGGTCACCGAAAACTGTCAAGAATATGAGTGGCTTTATAACAGCTGTTTTTGGCTTATTTAGACCATCTATGTCAATAAGGGTAACATTGCCCCAAGCAATCAAATATGAGCCTTATTTACCCAAAGAAGATGAAATTAAGGCTATTCTGAAAAGTGTTGAACAGACAGACTATTCCATCCCCTTCCAACTTGGTGTACTTGGAATGAGAAGGTCAGAAGTATGTGCAGCAACAATTGATGATATTGATGGGAACTTTCTGACAATCAACAAGGCATATGTCTTTGATGCACAAAATAAGCCTGTTATTAAGCCATTAACAAAGACCACAGAAGGCAAAAGACAAATATATATCCCTGATTCATTGGTGGCTGAAATAAGGCAAAAAGGCTATATATTCGACAAGCTGCCACATAACCTTGTTAGAGTGCTGCATGAAAAGCAGGATGCGTTGAACATTCCTAGATTCAGATTTCACGATTTAAGACATTTCTATGCTTCTTATTCTCACGAACATGGAATGAGTGATGCAGACATCATGGCTTCTGGTGGATGGAAGTCAGACTACACAATGAAAAGCATTTACCGACACGCTATGGAAAAAGAAAAACAGGATATGCAGAAAGCAATTGCAAGTGGAATTATTGGATGAAAATTATGGACAAGATTATGGACAAGATTTTTTTCAACCAACCTTTGAAACGCACAAACTAGGCTTGTTTTATTTTTTGATTATGGACAATATAAAACCCCTGAAAGTACCGAAAAATCAGTATTTTCAAGGGTTTTTTGATTGTGAGACACGGGGGATTCGAACCCCCATATATATGTCCTATGTTGCCATATTTATAGGCTTTTCACGATTTATGGACAATTTTATGGACAATTTTTGATTATAATTTCTCCACAGATACTGTTATATTGCTGATTGTTTCTGGTGTTCCTGACAGTACAAATGTCATCTACATAAATTATGGCATAAAAAAAGGAGCAAACCTTTCGATTTACTCCTAAAAAACTGTCAAAAAACTATCACTCCAGAATCTTATCTCTGATATATTGATTGATGCTTTTGTTTTCTTTTTCAGCTGCTGCCTTGATGATGTCTTTTTCTCCCTTGTTGAGTCTTACCTTGATAAATTCATAGTTTGCATCCTGATATTTTTGGATTGCTCTTTTCTGTGCATTGCTTACTGCCATATTATTCCTCTTAATCTTCCCATATAACTTTGTAATTCAACCCATCAACTTCCTTCATTTCATGAGCAATTTCATTTAAGGTAAGCATTCTTTTAGTATTGAACTTGTATTCTCCTTCATCAAGAAGTGTGTATTCGTCAACATATACAATGTGTCCATTATATCCTGTTATTACCAATTTACCTTCAAGGCTTGAAATTTCTGTTCCTGTTGTTATTGTTTCTCTTTTCATTTTAATCTCCTTTACTACATTATAATTGTGCTTTTTGGAAACCACTCTGTCCATGAAAGGTTGAAGTTGATTTGAACAGCCTTTTCTGTTTCCTTCAAAACCTCATATCTTCCTGAATAATTAACGAATCCATCAATTACTTTAACAGTATCAAAATTGTCTGCATCTCTTTCCCAATTGTTTATATCTTCCCACTTATCTCCATAGCTGCAAACTTTTTTCATCATTTCATTGTATTTCCATTCTTTAATCTTCAACATAATTGTGGACTCCTTTCTTATTTCCTTGTATATATATTATCACCACTATTATAGTGGTGTCAATAGATGTGATAAAAAAAGTTGATTTTTTTTCAAATAAAAAAAGACCCCACAATGTGAGGTCTAATCTTAATTATTATCCATCCAAGTTTCTTTTGCAGATGTCTTTCTGATTGGAAACTTGTCAGGATGTTCTTTCTGAACTGCATCATATTTCTTCTTTAATTTTGAAATCATCCTGTGAACTGTTGACTCTGAACAACACAGATAAGCCGATTGAATTGAAATTGGTGTTGATTTCACTCGACTTCGCATAATGTATGCTTCATCTTCTGACAACATTGCAAGTTCAATAAAATCTTCTGTCAATTGTTTTGTCCACTTAACTTGATGTGCCATAATACCTTCTTTTCTTCCCCATTTTTTTATATCAAAACTGTGTTTATATTGCAATCCCTTATTTGCCTTTCAGAATCTCATTGACTCTTTTCTGTACTATTGAATACAGATTGCCAAGGTTTTTCTTTCTCTCTTCCCCATTGCCATATTTATTGTCAATAACATCCTGTGCAATCTGGTCAATATCAATGAGCAATGTGTCAGAATCATACTTCTGCAAATTATACTTCTGAACTGTTGAACAAAGTGTGTTCACATAGGTTGATGATGTCGCATAACCATCAGCCTTGAGCATTTCTGCATATTCCTTGTATGATGTTGCAGATTTCAGATTTGCATATCTTTTAGTGCTTATGAAGTCATAATAACCTTTGACTCCTTCCTGATCTGAATCATAAACTCTGAAATTGTCCTTGATTGTTGTCAATGTTCCAACTGTGTATTCTTCCTTGGTTTTCATATTGACAGACTTGCCTTTCCAAGAAGAACCACACTTCAAACCCCAATGATTGTGATATTTGGCAAGACCTGATGTTCCTGCTGCCCCTTCAATAATTGCCTGTGCAATAGCTGTTGAGATTATCTTGTAACCTCTGGATGTGCCTTCTGCAACTATCAATGGAGCAATCATCATAATAAATTCTTTTGCCTGTGCTGATGTATATCCCATATTATTCTCCTTTTACTGAAATCACAAACCCTTCAATGATTGCATTTAATTCTTCAGAAGTGATGTTCACTCCGTGTTCCTTGCAGTATGATTCTGTAATATCAAGGACATACTTCTTTTTTGTTGCCCATTCTTCAGGAGTATATATCTGATTTGCAGCTTCAACACATTTCTGTGCAAGTGACAAAAAGTCATTGTACTTTGTAGAATCTGCCTTTGATTTTATCCAAGGAATCACATATCCTGTTATCAATACAGATGCAATTGCCAACACCATTTTGAATAATACTGTAATTAGTTCCTGATTCATCATTCTTCTCCTTTACCTAAAAACCAAATTATCACTAAAAATATAAAGATAAATTCAAGTGCATATACAAAATCAAGCATCTTCATCACCTTCTTTTTTCTGTTTCTTCTTATTTATGTGTATTGCTGTGCAGAATCCCCC